GCTGGAAAATGCGCAGGCTCAGGCGCAAAAGCAGCTGGCGGAGCAGCTGGAATGGCTGAAAACACACGGCGGGAGTGACCAGAAGCTGGAGCGGCAGGCAGTTGCCTCCGCCAACCGCGCGGAGAGCAAACGGCAGCAGGTGACGGCTGTGAATAAAATGATTGACGCCAATACAGCCAAGAACAAGGAAGCAATTTCCGCACTTGTCACGAGGGCCGTCCATGCCGCATCCGATAGGGCCGGGGAGATTTATGGCATCATTGCCGCTTGGGGCGATGACCCAGGCGATTTGAAGAAAACGGCGGCCAACACAGCCCTGCTGGATGCAGTCCGTAAGAGCCGCGTGCTGCGGGATGTGTCCAAATATCTGGGGCGGTTCCGGGAGATGTTCGTCCAGGGCAAGCGCAACAGCTATACATTCGGCCGGGGAGAAAAATACTCCCTGGAATTGGGGAATGACCTCTCGCGGGCGGTCACATCGGAGCTGGCAATGCTGGCCTCTCCGCTGACCACACCGCTGTTCCTGCTGCGGTGCGTGCAGCTGGGCATTTACATCCGGGATCTGGATCTGTTGACCATCGGAATGGTGAATGACATGTATGCGGAGAGCAGCAACGACAGCGCCGACTATTCCATCATCGCTGGGCAGGACGAATTCGATTTATTTTAACCACAGATTTGGATTTATTCACTGATAACGCCTGGGAATCCGGGCTTTTTTTGTGCCGTTAAGGGGGTGCTGGTGTGGCGGCAAACAGGATAAAAGGGATTACGGTAGAGATCGGCGGCGACACCACGAAGCTCCAGACGGCCTTAAAGGGCGTGAACACGGAGATACGGAACACGCAGTCACAGCTTAAGGACGTGGAGAAGCTGCTGAAGCTCGACCCCGGCAACACGGAGCTGATGGCGCAGAAGCACCGGCTGCTCGGCCAGGCGGTTTCGGAAACGAAGGAAAAGCTGGAGACGCTGAAAACGGCGGCAGAGCAGGCGAATGACGCGCTGGCAAGGGGCGAGATTTCCCAGAGCCAGTACGATGCCCTCCAGCGGGAGATCATCGAGACGGAAAACAACCTGCGTGACCTGGAGCGGCAGGCGGGGCAGTCCGCCGTGGCTTTGCAGAAGATTGCCGCCACGGGGGAGAAGTTAAAGACGGTCGGCTCCGCCATTGAGGGCGTGGGGCAGAAGCTGATGCCCGTCACTGCGGCGGTGGGCGGGCTTGGCGCGGCTGCCGTGAAGGTGGCTTCCGACTTCGACTCCGCCATGAGCCAGGTGGCGGCTGTGTCCGGGGCAACGGGAAGTGATCTGGATGCCCTCCGGGATAAGGCAAGGGAGATGGGCAGCAAGACCAAGTTCTCCGCATCCGAGGCGGCGGAGGCGATGAACTACATGGCCATGGCCGGCTGGAAGACGAACGATATGCTCTCCGGCATCGAGGGCATCATGAACCTTGCCGCAGCCTCCGGGGAGGATCTGGCGACCACCTCGGACATCGTGACGGACGCGCTGACCGCCCTGGGGCTGTCGGCGGAGGATTCCGGGCATTTCGCGGATATCCTTGCGGCGGCAAGCTCGAATGCCAACACGAACGTATCCATGATGGGCGAGACGTTTAAATACTGTGCGCCCGTGGCCGGCGCACTCGGTTTTTCCGCAGAGGATACCGCAGAGGCCATCGGCCTGATGGCGAATGCGGGCATCAAGTCCTCCCAGGCAGGCACGGCCATGCGCTCCATGATGACCAACCTCACCGGGGAAGTGAAGTTTACCGGGGCTGCCTTCGGGGAGCTGACGGTACAGACCACGAACACGGACGGCAGCATGAGGAGCCTTGGGGACATCCTGGCAGACTGCCGCGCGGCATTCGCACAGATGTCCGAGTCGGAGAAGGCCGCCAATGCGGAGGCTCTGGTGGGCAAGAACGCCATGTCCGGATTCCTTGCGGTGATGAACGCCGCGCCGGGGGACATTGAAAAGCTGAACAGCGCCATCAACAACTGTGACGGCACGGCGGAGAAGATGGCGGCCACCATGCAGGATAACCTTGCGGGGCAGCTTACGATCTTAAAGAGCCAGTTGGAGGAACTGGCAATCTCCATCGGGGAAATCCTGATGCCCTACATCCGGCAGATCGTGGGCTGGATTCAGGGGCTTGTGGACTGGCTGAACAGCCTGGACGAAGGCACGAAGAAGATCATCGTCACGGTGGCTTTGGTGGCTGCGGCGCTCGGCCCCGTCCTGATTGTCATCGGGAAAGTGGTCGGGGCAATCGGAACAATTATGACCGTGGTGCCGCAGATCGCCAGCGCTATTTCCGGTGTAATCGGGTTTGTGTCCGGGACGGTGATCCCGGCGATATCCGCCGTGGTGGCGGCTATCGGGTGGGTGCCTTTGGCAATCGCCGCTGTTGTCGCCATCCTCGTGGTGCTGTACAACAAATGCGAATGGTTCCGTGAGGCGGTCAATGCCATCTGGACGCAGATCAAGGAATTTTTTGTTTCCGCATGGGAAGTCATCTGTTCTTTCTTTACGGAGACCATACCGAATGCCTGGAATTCCCTGGTCTCATTCTTCCAGGGCATCCCGGCGTGGTGGAGCGGGCTGTGGCAGTCCGTGGGCGACTTTTTCAGTAACATCTGGACGAACATGATGAACAATCCCGTGCTGACGGGGATTGTGGACATGATACGCTCCCTGTGGGAGAACCTCTCCACGACGCTGCAGGGCATCTGGAACGGCATCAAGACGGCAGCTTCCGGGGCATGGGAGCTGATCAAGAATGTGGTGCTTGGGCCGGTGCTTCTGCTGATCGACCTGGTGACCGGGAATTTTACCAAGCTGAAGGAGGACGCCGCCAACATCTGGAACAACATCAAGAATGCGGCGTCCAATATCTGGAACGGCATCAAGCAGGTGGTCGGCTCGCTGGCGCAGGGGCTTGCGAACCACGTTTCCATCCTGTTCAACGGGCTGAAAAACACAATCGCAAATATCTGGACGGCAATCAAGAATACAGCCTCGTCCGCCTGGAACGGGCTGAAAAACCTGGTGTCGTCCATTGCGTCCAATCTGAAACAGGCGGCGGTGAACGCTTTCAAGGCCATGGTTTCCGGCATCGGCTCCGCGCTTTCCTCCCTGGGGAGCGTGGTGCAGTCCGGGTTCCAGTCCGCCATCAGCTTCATCACCTCGCTGCCGGGGAAGGCGCTGGAATGGGGGAAGGACTTCATCAACGGAATCGCGGACGGCATCCGCAGCGCCATCGGCAACGTGGTAAATGCGGTGTCGGATGTAGCGGACAAGATACGCTCCTTCCTGCACTTCTCCGTGCCGGACGAGGGGCCGCTGACGGATTACGAGAGCTGGATGCCGGACTTCATGTCCGGGCTGGCAAAGGGCATCGAAAAGAGCCGGGGCATGGTGAAGAAGGCCGTGTCCGGGGTGGCGTCCGACTTAATGCTCCAGCCGCAGGCGGCTGTCCAGGGGATGCAGGGCGGCAGGGATTCCTCCGGGGATCCTTCCGTGGGCGAGCTGCTCGGAGGGCTTAGGGAGATGCTTTCCGGCCTGCAGGAGATGGCGGGCGGCGGGACCATCTGCATCCCCGTGTATGTGGGCGGGACGCTGCTGGATGAAGTGGTGGTGGACGCGCAGGCAAGGCAGAACTTAAGGTCGGGAGGGAGGTAAGGCGGCATGGCGTATATACAGTATTTAACGATTGACGGGGTGCCGCTCCCCCTGCCGGACTCCTACGAGGTGCAGATGGCGGACGTGGAGGCGGATTCCGGGGGCGAGACGGAGGCCGGGACCACGCAGAGGGACGTGGTGAGGATGGGCGTGGTGTCCATCCCCGCCGCTTTTTCTGTTTCCCCCAAATGGCTGAAGCTGCTGACGGGGTTTAAGCAGAAGGAAAAGCTCACAGTAGATTATTTTGACACGGAAACGCTGGAAATAAAGCGGACGGAAATGTTTATTAGCGGCTACAAGGCAAGCCTTGTGAAAGACACATCCTATAAGGGGCTTTGGAAGGTGTCGTTCACGCTGAAAGAGTTATAAGGACACAAAAAGCATGGCGGGAGGAGGGGGAATCGGATGTACCCGGTGAGCGATGCGTTCCTGCGGGCGGTGCAGGAGAACACACGGAACTACTGCTGGACGGGGCAGATCACGACAAAGGGCGGCGCTGTATACCCGTTTGTTTACGAAGATATCGTGAAAGGGAGCGGGTACCTCACGGCGCAGTGCTGCGGCAGCGCAGAGATTGAGCTGGGGACGGTGTACGCCGCCGAGATGGGCATCACGCTCTTTTCACAGATTGACCGCTACACGCTGGAAGGGGCGGAGGTGCGGCTCTCCTACCACCTGCGGCTTGCGGACGGGAGTTTCGAGGAAGTGCCGATGGGAATCTTCGAGGTCAGCGAGGCGAACCGGACGGCGCACTGCCTGGAGCTGAAAGCCTACGACTATATGCTCCGGTTTGAAAAGAGCTTCAATGGATTTGAGACCGTGGGCAATGCCTACGCTTTTCTTGATCTATGCTGCAAAGCCTGTGCCGTGGAGCTGGCGCACACACAGGCGGAGATCGAGGCCATGCCCAACGGCACGGAGCTGCTCTCCATCTACCCGGAAAATGACATCGAGACTTACCGTGACGTGCTGTACTTTGTCGGGCAGGTGCTTGGCGGCTTTTTCTGCATTAACCGGGAAGGGAAGCTGGAGCTGCGGAAATATGGGACACAGCCGGTGATGGAGGTAAAGAGCAGGCACCGTTTCACCAGCAGCTTTTCCGACTTCATCACCCGGTACACGGCGGTCAGCTCCACGAACCTGCGCACACAGACGGCGGAGTATTACGCCCTGGAGCCGGACGACGGGCTGACCATGAACCTGGCGGTGAACCCGCTCCTGCAGTTCGGGCTGGAGGAAACGCGGGAGACGCTCTGCCGGAACATTTTAAATGACCTGGCGGTGGTCAGTTATGTGCCGTTTGATTCCAGCACCATCGGGAACCCGGCATTGGATTTAGGGGACGTGCTGACTTTCACGGGCGGGCAGGCAGACGGGAGCCAGACCGCCTGCATCACTTCTTCCAACTGTAGGATTGGTGGGAAACACACCTTGAAATGTGTGGGGAAGAACCCAAGGCTGGCGCAGGCGAAGTCCAAGAACGACAAGAACATCTCCGGCCTCTTAAACCAGATCGAGGCGGGGAAGATCGGGATACACACGTTCACGAATGCCTCCGCCTATACGGTGGCGGAGACCAGTGTGCGGATCATCAGCATTGAGTTCGCAGCGAAAGAGGAGACCCATGTGCAGTTTTTCGGGCAGGTGCTGGTGGATGTGTCCGCAGAACAGGTCAGCCGTTCCGCCACGGCGAGCGGGAGCATCGTGGTCCCGTTCCCGGCATCAGGGGGCGGCGGGGATACGGAAACAGGCACAGATGCCGGAGCAGACACATGGGCGGATGGCGACGCCGAACCTTGGACGGATACAGATACGGAAAGCGTCACGGTGGACGTGGAGCTTCCGGTCACATGGACGGAGGACGGGAAGGCGGTGGCGTATGTCACATACGAAT